ACTCATCAAACAGAACCTTGGTTCACGACAACAAACTAGACAGGAAGAGCCTGAAGTAGATTTCTTTGAGAATCCACAGAAGGCAGTTCAAAGGACAGTTGATAATCATCCTGATGTCCAAGCAGCTCGACAGGCAACTCTTGAGATGCGAAGGTCACAGATTCAGCAAAGGTTAGCGCAAGAACATCCCGACTTTGGAGAAATCGCCAAAGATCAGGATTTTGCAAATTGGGTGAAGTCTAGCCCTATTCGCATTAAGATTTTTGAGCAAGCCGATTCTGGATATGATTTCGACTCAGCCAATGAATTGCTATCTACCTATAAACAGCTACGTTCTGTTAAACAGAAGCAAACAAGTGATGATGGTGAGGTAACTCGCAAGCAGAACTTGAAAGCAGTAGGTGTAGATGTAGGTGGTTCTGGTGAATCATCAAAGAAGGTATACAGAAGGGCTGACCTTATTCGGCTCAAAATGCAAGACCCAAACAGATATGATGCACTTAGTGATGAAATCATGGCAGCATACCAAGAGGGTCGGGTTCGTTAAACTTTAGGAGATTTAATTATGGCATATCCAACACCAGCGGTTACAGTAACAACCGCAGAAAAGTTCATCCCAGAAATCTGGTCAGATGAAATCGTAGCCGCATACAAGAAAAACCTTGTTCTGGCTAACATCGTAATGAAGATGAATTTCAAGGGTAAGAAGGGTGATGTAGTACACATTCCCGCACCTACCCGTGGTAATGCTTCAGAAAAGTCGGCATCTACTGCTGTCACTTTGATTGCAGATACAGAGACAGAAGTTACAGTGTCTATTAACAAGCACTTTGAGTATTCACGTTTCATCGAGGACATCGTTGAAGCACAAGCCTTGAATAGCCTTCGTCAGTTCTACACTGCTGATGCTGGTTACGCTCTGGCTCGTCAAGTGGATACTAGCTTGATCCAATTGGGTCGTTCTGCCAATGGCGGTACTGCTGGTAGCGCACGTTACACGGCTGGTTTAGTTGGTGGCGATGGTACAACAACCTTCGACTACACAGCAAATAGCAACACTGGTAACGCTTCTGCTCTGACCGATGCGGCTATTCGTCGTACTATTCAGCGTTTGGATGACAACGACACTCCTATGGATGGTCGTTTCTTTATCATTCCTCCTTCAAGCCGGAATACGTTGATGGGTCTTGCCCGTTACACAGAACAGGCTTTTGTGGGCAATGGTAATGCAATCCGCAATGGTGAAATTGGTCAACTGTATGGTATCCCCGTGTACACATCCAGCAATGCTGACCATGCGTCTGCAACAGCCAATTACCCAACAAGCGGTACTTCTATTGCTCGTGTCTGCTTGATGGGTCACAAGGATTCTATGGTTTTGGTTGAGCAAGTGGGCATCCGTTCACAAACTCAGTACAAACAAGACTATTTGGCTACCTTGTTTACGTCTGATACTTTGTATGGCGTTGCCGCACTTCGTTCAGCCGCTACAACTGGCCAAGCATTGTCTTCTTCCATGTTTGCCTTGGTTGTTCCTTCTTGATAACAACCTTTCCCCTCGCCTTCGGGTGGGGGGTTTTTTACATTAAGGAGATAAATTATGGCAGCAGCAACAGCAGTTACTTCCCGCAGGGGAAATGACCAGTTCCGTGGTCTATTTACAGACACTTGGGATGTTTCTTGTACTCTTGATAGCGCATCAGTAGCTACTACTGCAACCGCTACAGATACAGTTACAGTTCCAGGCGTTGCATTGGGCGACATGGTTATCGGTATGTCTATTGGCGTTGATGAAGCAGGTTTGGTTCGTAGAGCCTATGTTTCAGCCGCTAATACAGTTACTATCGTGACTTACAACCCTACAGCAGGTTCTATCAACTTGGCATCAACCACATTGACCTTAATTATTGGTCGTGCGGTTTAATTAAAGGGGGCTAATACCCCCCTTTTTTTGGAGTTTTTATGGCAACTTTCCGTTGTTTACAGTCAGGTAACACAGTAACTTTTACCTATCAACACGATATTGATAGCATGAAAAGTCATCAAGGATATGTCCTTGTTGAGGAAACTCCAAAGGAAGATAAACCTAAGTTGGGCAGACCAAAAAAAGAGGTTGAAAATGTCCGAAATTGATCCACGAGAATTTGGTAAGCTAGAAGCCCAAGTTGAGGCTTTACAGGTTGAAGTTCAAGCACTTCGCCAAGATATTAAAACGCTTTTAGAAATGGCAAACAAATCTAAAGGTGGCTTTTTCGTAGGAATGGCTATCGCCTCTGTTATTGGCGGTGTCATTTCTTTTGTTGCAACCAAGCTAGTTCGATAAGGATTTATATGCCACAAGTTGGAAACAAGAAATTCCCATACACAGAAAAAGGCGAGAAAGAAGCCAAAGAGTATGGCAAGAAGAAATCTATGCCTGTTACTGTAATGATTGCTATTGGTAAGCCTAAAGGTCTACCTACCCGTGGTGGTCGTACCGCTACGAACATGATGAAGAAATCTGGAAGAGGTAAATAATGTCATCTTTAACTGCTCCCGTTACCCTACTTAGTGCTGTTGTTGCCACAGGTGCTTCTAAGGCTGTTCAAGCAGATGCTGGTCAACCTGCATTCCTTCAAGTTACAGGCATCACAACTGCTACTGTTGCTTTTCAAGGAAGTTTAGATGGAACAACCTTTGCAACCATTGGTACAGCTTTGACTGCTGATGGCATTGTTACCATTGCCAATGCTCCTAAGTATTTAAGAGCCAACTGCACAGCCTATACATCTGGAACAATTACCGCCAAGGTTTTGTACTGATATGAAAAAGACCAAAGCTGAAGCAAAGATTGGCAAGGTCATGCGTGAATATAAAGAAGGAACTCTCCACTCTGGTAAGGGTGGCCCTGTTGTCAAGAATCCTAAACAAGCCATTGCTATTGCTATTTCCGAATCTAAGAGGAAGAAGAAATGAAACAAGGTCTATACGCTAACATCAATGCCAAACAAGAACGTATCAAAGCGGGTTCTAAGGAAAAGATGCGTAAGGTTGGCTCTAAAGGTGCTCCTACTGAGGCGGCATTTAAGGCTGCGGCTAAGACCGCAAAGAAGAAATGAAATCTCCTGCTTGGCAAAGAAAAGAAGGGAAATCTGCGTCAGGGGGCTTGAATGCTAAAGGCAGAGCATCGTATAATACAGAAACGGGTGGCAATTTAAAACCACCAGTAAAGTCGGGAGATAACCCTCGTAGGGCATCCTTTTTAGCACGAATGGGCAATATGCCTGGCGCTGAGATGAAAGATGGGAAGCCTACCCGACTACTTCTTTCTCTTAGAGCTTGGGGCGCAACGTCCAAGGAAGACGCAAAAGCAAAGGCTAAAGCGATCTCTAAGAGGAATAGTAAATGAGGCCAGAATCAGTTGGATTAGAACCTACTGCTAATACGTTGACTACTGTTTATACAGTGCCAACGGGCTATTACGCCAACCTCGTTCTGATTTACATCCACAACATTGGTGGATCAACAAAAAACATCACTATTGTGTGGAATGATGCAAGTGCTGCTTCTTCGCACGACATTTTGACTGATGTCAGTTTTACCTCAAAACAATACCTTAGTAAGTTCAGCAAAGAAAATTATGTTGTTTTTGAAGAGGGTGACAAACTTCAAGTAACAACAGAGGCGGGAAGCACATTCAGCGTTTTTGCCACATTTGAGGTTCAAGGAGCACAAAGAACATGACCTACTTAGAACTTGTTAACGATGTGCTAGTTCGCTTGCGTGAGAGTTCAGTCTCTACTGTTGGCGAAACAACCTATTCTTCTTTGATTGGCAAGTTTGTTAACGATGCTAAGAGACAGATTGAGGACTCTTACAACTGGAACTGTTTGGGAAGTGTGATTACAGTTACGACTGCTGCCAACACAAGCTCTTACTCTCTTACTGGTGCGGGTCAAAAGTTCAGAGTTAATGATGTTATCAATACAACCAGTTTGATTGGCATGAACAACATCTCTTTTGTGGAGATGAACCGCAGACTGAACTTTACCCCTACAGCTACATCTATCCCCTATGAATACGTTTTTAGCGGTGTTGATGGTAGTGGTGATACCAAAGTAGACCTTTTCCCTGTTCCTTCGGGCGTGTTTACCATTCTGTTTGACTTAGTTGTTCCACAAGCTAATTTGTCTGCTGATGGCACATCTGTGAAGGTCTTAGATTATTTGGTGACTCAGAGTGCCTATGCTCGTGCTTTGATTGAGCGTGGTGAAGATGGTGGAACAAACTCTTCTGAGGCTTATGCACTGTTTAGGTCAATGCTATCTGATGCTATTGCATTGGAAAGCACTCGTTATCCTGAAGATAATTTTGTGGCGGTCTAATGTCTAAGCCTCTACAAAGTTATAGTCTCTCAGCACCAGGCTTTTATGGCCTGAATACTGAAGATTCTCCCCTTGATTTAGGGGCTGGCTTTGCTTTGGTTGCGACTAACTGCATCTTGGATCAGTATGGTCGTATTGGTGCTAGAAAAGGTTGGACAAGGGTTAACTCTTCTTCTGGCAATTTAGGTGCTAACGATGTGGGTGTTATCCATGAATTGGTGCAAAACGATGGCACTTTGACTGTCCTGTTTGCGGGTAACAACAAGTTGTTTAAACTTGGTACTGCTAATGCTGTGACTGAGTTGACCTATGGTGGTGGCGGTACTGCTCCTACCATTACTGCATCTAACTGGCAAACTGCGTCTTTAAATGGGATTGCATATTTTTTCCAAACTGGTCACGATCCTTTGATCTATGACCCCGCTGTCAGTATCACCACATTTAGACGGGTATCTGAGAAAACAGGCTATGTAGCTTCTGTACCTTCTGCCAACATTGCTATCTCAGCATTTGGTCGCTTGTGGGTGGCTAATACATCTTCCGACAAAGTAACAGTTACCTTTTCTGATCTGATTGCAGGTCATGTATGGGGTGGTGGCACTTCTGGCTCATTGGATGTCTCT